GTCATTTCCCTCCCCAGGCGCGACCGGGGGTTGCTTGAGGAGGCCATGGATGGCCGGGCCGCATCATCGGGGGACGTTCCCGGCGCGTGCGGCGCGGGTTCGGGAGGCGGCAGCTGCTGATCCGTTGACGCGTTGTTGGCGGTGTGGGGATGTGGCTCGTCCGGGTGATCCGTGGCAGGCCGGGCATGTGATCGACGGGGATCGGAACTCGCCGTTGTTGGCGGAGCATCGGTCGTGCAATACGCGGGCTGGGAATCAGTTGGCGCGGGGCCGGTTCCGGACGTCGAGGCGGTGGTGATGGCGGAGCCGAGGAAGCCGGCGGCGAAGAAGGCCGTGGCGAAGAAGGCGGTCGCGAAGAAGGCGGCGCCGAGGAAGTGGGCGGCGAAGCCGGTCGAGCCGGTGACGGTGGAGTCGGCGGCGCAGTCGGGTGATCGGCGTCGGCTGCTCGAGGCGATCCGGGATCGCCTGGCGCGGGATCTGGATATGGCGCCGGCGGCGGTGTCGGCGCAGCTCGCGGCGCAGTTGCGCGCGACGTCAGCGGAACTTGATGCCCTGCCTGCCCCGGAGGAGACGAGTGTCCTCGATCAGATCGCCGCGCGTCGAGCGGCTCGGCGTGCAGCTGCCCTCTCGGGAGACGCTGCCGCAGGAATCAACTAGCAGTTCGGGCCAGGACGCGATCGAGTTCGCGGCGTCGGTCGGGCTGTTCCTGGATCCGTGGCAGCAGCATGTGCTGCGCCGGGCGCTGGGTGAACGGGCCGATCAGAAGTGGTCGGCGTTCGAGGTCGTGCTGTTGTGCCCGAGGCAGAACGGCAAGGGCGCGATCCTTGAGGCGTTGGAGTTGGCGGGGCTGTTCCTGTTTGGGGAACGGCTGATCGTCCACTCGGCGCACAAGTTCGACACGGCGCAGGAGCATTTCTTGCGGCTCCGGACGTTGATCGACGGTTCCGATGACCTGCGCCGGCAGGTTGCCAAGGTACTCACCGCTAACGGGAAAGAGTCGATCGTTCTCCGTTCGGGGGCGCGGCTCAAGTTCGTCGCCCGGTCGCGTGGCGCTGCCCGTGGCTTTTCGGGGGATCGGATCGTCTTCGACGAGGCCTTCAACTTGCCGGCGGAAGTCATCGGGTCGATGTTGCCGGCCCTGTCGGCGCGGCCGAATCCGCAGGTCTGGTACACGTCGAGCGCGCCGCATTCGGACAGCCAGGTGTTGCATGCGTTGCGGCGTCGGGCTCTGTCGGATGAGCCGGGCCGGATGTATTTCGCCGAGTGGGGTTGTGAGCCGGGTGTCGATCCGCAGGATCGGGATGCGTGGGCGGTGGCGAATCCGTCGTTGGGGATCCGGATCTCGGAGGAGTTCGTCGAGAACGAGCTGGCGACGATGGCCGGCGTCGGCGACGAGTTCGCCCGGGAACGGCTCGGGGTGCCGTCGGCGGAAGATGGCGCCCATGGCGTGTTCCCGCCGGGCATGTGGGGTGCGTTGGCGGACTCGCGGTCGAAGGTGGCGGGGCCGGTGCGGGTCGCGGTGGATGTGACGCCGGATATGGCGTGGACGTCGTTCGCCGCAGCCGGGCCGGGTGCGGATGGCCGGTGGCATGTCGAGTTGATCGACCGGCAGCCTGGTACGGGCTGGGCGGTGGAACGCGGCGTCGAGTTGTCGGCGCGGTATGGGCCGCTGGTGGTGGATCCGAAGTCGCCGGCTGCCGGGTTGATGCTCGAGCTCGAGCGGGCTGGGGCCCGGTTGCAGCAGGTGTCGACGGCCGATGTGATCGCGGCGTGTTCGACGTTCGAGCGGTCGGTGCGTGAGGGCGAGCTGGTGCATCTGGGGCAGTCGCCGTTGGATGCGGCGGTGGCGTCGGCGGCGGTGCGTCCGTTGGGCGACGCGTGGATCTGGACCCGGACGCGTTCGACGGTGGATGTGTCGCCGCTGTTGGCGGTGACGTTGGCGTTCTGGGCGTGCGGGGCCCGTGAGGTGCCGGCACGGAAGGTCGAGTTGTTCGTATGAAGGTCGCGACCGTGATCCAGGCGTTCGGGTTGGGGTTGGTGACTGCGGGAGCGGCGTTGTTGTCGGTCCCGGCAGGGTTCGTGGTGGGGGGCCTTGCGGTCGTGCTGTTCGGTGTCGCGTTGGAGCGAGGTAGCTGATGCTGGCGAATCTGCTGTCGTCGCGTGGCGCGGTCCGTGACCCGAAGTGGTCGGCGTGGGGTGCCGGCGCGGACATTGGCGGGTCGGGAAACACCGCGGCGGGGATGTCGGTCTCGACATCGTCGGCGCAGCAGCTGATCACGGTCTACACGTGCGTGTCGTTCATCGCGGATGCGATCGCGGCGTTGCCGGTCGAGGTGTACCGGTCGACGGGCGGGGTGCGCCGTGAGGTGCCGGCCCCGCGTTGGTTGTCGCAGCCGAATCGTGAGCGGTCGTGGCAGGAGTTCGCGCACGAGTTCATCTCGTCGCTGTTGCTGTCGGGGAACGCGTATGTGGTGCAGGTCCCGACCGGGTCCGGCACTACGTCGGAGCTGTATGTGCTGCACCCGAGCAAGGTGCAGGTGTCGCGGCCTCGCCCGAACGCGCTGCCGGTCTATGAGGTCGAGGGCCGCCGGGTCGGGCCGGTGTATCACGCCAGGGCGTATCCGGTGCCGGGCGAACTGATCGGCCTGTCGCCGATCGAGGCATGCCGGGAAACGATCGGGGTCGGCCTCGCATTGGAGGCGTTTGCCGGGACGTTTTTCGGGAATGGCGCGTCGCCGTCGGGGGTGATTGAGGCGCCGGCGGGGACCGAGGTCGACGCGGAGTCGTTGCAGGAGCGGTGGTCGCAACTGCACCGGGGCGTGTCGAAGGCGAACCGGGTCGGGGTGTTGGTGGGGGCGTCGTACAAGCCGATTACGGTGGCGCCGGAGCAGGCCCAGTTTCTCCAGTCGCGGAACTTCACGTCGGCGCAGATCGCGGCGCTGTTCAAGATCCCGCCGGAGTTGGTGGGGGCGTCGTTGCCGGGCTCGAGCTCGTTGACGTACGCGAACATCACGGAGCGATGGAATGACCTGTTGCGCCGGTGGCTGCCGTGGATCGAGCAGTTGCGGCGGATGGTGACGGTGATGTTGCCGGGGCCGGGCGAGACGGGCTGGATCGCTGAGATCGACACGGACGCGTACGCGAAGGCTTCGTTGGCGGAGCGGTTCTCGGCGTACGCGACCGGTATCCAGGCGGGGTTCTTGACCCCGGAGGACGTGCGGCCGTGGGAGAACCTCGGGCCGCTGGCGACCGCCGGTACGCCGGCCGTCGAGGAGGAAAGCGCATGAGTACGAGCGCACGCGCCTGGGCGGCCGAGTTTCGGGTCGCTGATGCGGGCGAACGGATCATCGAGGGTGTCGCGGTCCCCTACAACGACCCGACGGAGATCTACGAGGCCGGGCAGCTGTTCACCGAGCAGTTCGCGCCTGGCGCGTTCCGGGACTCGATCGCGAAGCGCGGCACCCGGGTGCCGTTGCTGTTGCATCACGACGACCGGTCGTTGCCGGTCGGTAAGACCCTCGACCTCGAGGACGCGCCGCAGGCCCTGCTCGTGCGGGCACGGGTGTCGGACACGAGCGACGGCAACGACGCCCTCACCCTGATCCACGACGGTGTTCTCGACGGCCTGAGCGTCGGGTTCTACATGCTGGGCGAGACGTGGTCGTCGGATCGGACGATGCGGACGGTGACGCGCGCTGAGCTGCGCGAGCTGTCGCTGGTGAACTTCCCGGCGTACGACAACGCCCGGGTCCTTGCTGTCCGTCAGGCCGCCGAGCGTGGCCTCGACGACGAGCCGGTCGACGACGAGTCGCCGGCAGAAGATGTGGATGGCCTGCTCGCGGTGCGGCTCAAGTTGCTGCACGTCGAGTTGGAGTCCCGCAAGTTCTGTTCCACGCCGGGTTCCCTTGCCGGGATCGCCCTGTAGTCAGGGCGTTCCACCAAGGGTTCCACCGGGACCAGAAGACCAACATCGCCGACCCTACGGAAGGGGCCGGCCCAGATCCCATGGAAGGGAGTGACAATGAGCCAGGAGATCCTGGACCGTCTCGTCACCAGCCGCCAGCGTGCGTGGAACGAGGCGAAGGAACTGCTGGAGCGGGCACAGGCCGAGGGCCGTGACCTCTCCGGTGAGGAGACCGCGAAGTGGGAGGCGATCAACGCCGACCTCGACGCGAAGGACAGCCAGATCCGCACGATGGTGGACCGTCTCCGCAACGAGCGTGAGGCTGACATCGCCCGTGAGGCGTACGCCCCGGTCGTGGCTCCGGCCGCTGAGGGCATCTCGGTGGCGTCGTCCGACGCCGCGTTCGAGGACTTCCTGCGTGGTCGTTCGTCGCAGCGTGTCTGGGACATCGACTTCACCGCAGTCGACCTCGAGAAGAAGGCCATCCGTGCCGGCGCCTCCGGTGCCGAGCTGCGTGACCTGACCGTGGGCACCACCACGGCTGGCGGTCACACCGTCCCGACCGACCTCGTCCGCGCGATCTACACCTACATGGAGAACGTGTCGGGTGTGCGTCGTGCCGGCGCCACGGTCATCACCACCGCAGGTGGCAACAACCTCGACCTGCCGACGGTGACCGCCGCCGGCACGGCCGCGATCGTTGGGGAGGGCACCGCACTCGCGGAGGCCGACCCGGCGTTCGGCAAGATCACGCTCGGTGCGTACAAGTACGGCCAGCTGATCCAGGTGTCGGCCGAGCTTCTCGCCGACACCGGCGTGGACCTCGTCGGGTTCCTCGGCCGTGACTTCGGCCGGGCGCTTGGGCGGGCCACCGAGGCGCACTTCATCGCCGGTTCGGGCTCGAACCAGCCGCAGGGTGCCTGCAACGCCGCGGTCGTCGGGACGGGTGTCACCACCCAGACCGTCGCGACCGGTGTGCCGTCGTACGCCAACATCGTGGACCTCGTGTTCTCGGTGGAGGACGTGTACCGCGACGGTGGCGCGAGCTTCCTGATGCAGGACTCGTTCCGTGGTGTGATCCGGAAGCTGACCGACACGGCCGGCAACCCGATCTGGCAGCCAACGGTGGCGGCGGGCGTGCCCGACACCCTCCTCGGCTACCCGATCTTCACCACGCCGTTCCTCACCGCAGTGGGCACGGCCGCCGGTACGCCCATGGCATTCGGCAACTGGGCCGAGGGCTACGTCATCCGTGACGTGGGCTCGATCCGGGTGGAGCAGTCGGGCGAGTACGCCTTCGACAAGGACCTCGTGACCTGGCGTGCCGTGCTTCGCACGGACGCGAAGGTCCGGGACCAGAAGGCGATCAACGTCGCCAAGGCTCCCACCACCTGATCCCCGGGCAGGGGGCGCGGGCCGGCCGGCAACGGCGGGGTGTCGGCCGGCCCGCAATCTGCCAACACGTTCATCTTCCTGCCCGGAAAGGGACCCCCCATGCCGACAATGGTGTTACCGCTCGACGTCAACGACGTCGACACCCTCACCGCCACCATCGCGACCCTCGAAAAGGCCGGCGGGACGATCACCCAAGTCCTCGCGACCGGGCAGGCCTGGCTGATCGTCTACCAGGGCGGGCAGAAGCCGGCGAAGGCGTCGGCGGCGAAGAAGGCCGAGGTCCGCTGATGCGGATCTTGTGGTGGTCGAACCATCCGACCGCACCGACCGGCTACGGCCAGCAGACGGCGCTGTGGTGCCGGCAGCTCGCCGCCGCGGGGCATGACGTGGTGATCTCGGCGAACTATGCGGGCGAGGCCCGCGCGCACTACTGGGAAGGGCTGCCGGTGTTCCCGCCCGGCGAGCACCCCTACGCCCAGGACTCCCTCGGCGAGGACGTCCTCGCGATCGAACCGGACCTGACCTGGCTGCTCTACGACGCGTGGGTGCTCGAAGCGAAGCTTGAGGGCCGCGTCGCGTGCTGGACGCCGGTCGACCACAGCCCGGTGCCGCCGAAGGTGCTGCACAAGCTGCGCGAGACCGGCGCGACCGCCGTCGCGATGTCGCAATGGGGGCAGCGGCAGCTGATCGGGAACGGGATCCGGGCGCTGTACGTGCCGCACGGGATCGACACCGACATCTACCAGCCGCAGGACCGGACCGAGGCCCGCCGGCGCCTGGGCCTCGACCCGGACGCGTTCCTGGTCGGGATGGTCGCGGCGAACAAGGGCCAATACTTCTTGCGGAAGGGCTTCGACGTCGCGTTCCAGGCGTTCGCGTGGCTGGCCCGCCAGTACGACGATGCGCAGCTGTACGTCCATGCTCGGCCCGAGTCGCCGCATGGGATCGACTTGAAGGTCTGCGCCCGGAACTACGAGGTCCCCGCCGACCGGCTCACGTTCGCGAACCCGGCGCTGTTGCGCTACGGGATCTCCGACCAGGCCATGGCGTGGATCTACAGCGCGTTCGATGTGCTGCTCGCCCCGTCGCTCGGGGAAGGGTTCGGCATCCCGGTCCTCGAGGCGCAGGCATGTGGGGTGCCGGTGATCGTGACGAACGCGACGGCGCAGACCGAGCTGTGCGGCGCCGGCTGGAAGTGCGACGGCGACTGGCTCTACGACTCGACGCAGGCCGCCGACTGGGTCCGGCCGTTCGCGTTCGAGGTGAAACGGGCCCTGGCTGACGCTCGGCTGGCTCGGGATGACACCGAGTTGGCGGTCGACGCGATCGAGTTCGCGGTCGGGTACGACTACCGGAAGGTGTGGGCGGAGCACATGGCGCCGACGCTCGACGCGTTGGTGCCGTCGATGGAACCGATCCGGCTGTGAAAATCGGCGCGGCGGTCCTGACCTACAACCCGATCCGCTACGGCCGGCTCGAGTTGTTGCGGCAGACGGTCGAGTCGTTGTGGGATGAGGCCGACTCGGTCCGGATCGTGGACAACGGCTCGACGGACGGTTTCGCCGGCGGGGACTGGCGGAACACGACGAAGAACACGACGTCGGGGTTCGGGACCTACAGCTGCATCCGCCTGGTCGGTGGTCTCGACGTCGATATCTGTGTCGTGTCGGACGATGACATGGTGTGGCGGCCCGGCTGGGCGCAGGCGCTGACGAAGTTCTGGGCGCATGCCGACGACGACGTGCTGTTGGCCGGCGGGCATCTGGAGCCGATCTTCTTCTGGAACACGGTGGCCGGCCATGAGCCGGGCGTGATCTGGCGGGAGTCGACGGGGGCGGCGTCGTGGACGTTCCGGGCCCGTGACTATGAGCGGCTGGTCAGGTATTGCGCGATGGTCGACATGGGCATCCAGGGCGTCTGGGACGTGCCGGTGTGTCAGCGGATCCGTCGCGACGGGTACCGGATCGGCCAGCTTGATCTCGCCGAGCATGTCGGTGAGACGTCGACGTGGGGGAATGAGACGGTCGGCCATTACGGCTGGGATGTCGAACCGGTCCGGGACCTGATCCGATGATCGACATCCTGATCCCGACTTGGGGCCGAGCCGGTCGGATGCAGCGAATCTCGGACCAGATCCACCGAGACACGGTCGCCGATCACCGGATCATGTGGATCGTCGAGGACGACGATCACGACTCGATGGGCGCTGTTCCTGACGGCGATGTGCAAGTCATCAATGCCCGGTCCCGGAACTACGCGGGTGCGATCAACACGGCGTTCCTGCTGTCACGGGCCGAGCAGGTGTTCCTGGCGGCGGACGATGTCGTGTTCCACCCCGGGTGGGATCTGGCCGCGTTGGCCTGCGTCGACGGCTGGTTCCATGTGATCGGCTCGAACGACCTGCTGCACCCGGGTGTCGCCGCCGGCATGCACGCCACGCACTACCTGGTCGACCGGGAGTACGTGTCGCTGTTCGGGTCGGGCGTGATCGATTCCGACGAACCGATCCTGCTGTTCGAGGGCTACTCGCACAACTACACCGACACCGAGTTCATCGGGACGGCAAAGGCCCGGTGCCGGTTCCGGCCCTGCCTGGACTCGGTCGTGGAGCACCGGCATCTGGTGAACCAGAAGGCCGCTGACGACGCGACCTACACGAAGAACCAGGCACGGTTCGCGGAAGACACCGTGCTGTACGACTCCCGGCGCCCGTTATGGGAACAGCTGGTCCGATAGGAACTGGAGAGCCCGATGGCTGCGACTGACATCGTGACGATCGCGGAGGCCACCCAGTACCTGCAAGCGGCCGGAAACGCGAACTCGCCTCTGCTCGACGAGTGGATCACCGCCGCGTCGCTCGCCGTGGATGATCTGTGCGGGCCGGTAGTGCGCCGCACGATCACGGCCGAGGAGATCCGGACGTACGGCGAGGGCCGAGTGAAGGTCGCGTGGTCGCACATCGTGTCGGCCTCCAGCGTGGTCGAGTACGACTCCGACGGCGTAGCGCAGACGTTGACGGCCGAAACGTACAGCTCGAAGCCGGCGGACGGCTACCGGTTCTGGCCGACGACGAAGGCGCAGTGGGTGGAGCGCCGCGAGTCGGGTGGGGCGTCGACGTTCCCGGTCGATGGGACGTTGCTGATCACCTATGTGGCGGGGCGGTTCGCGTCGACGTCGACCGTGTCGCAACGGTTCAAGAAGGCGACGTTGATGTTGATCGCGCACTTGTGGGCGGTCGAGCACGGCACCGCGAACACGTTCGGGGACGTCCAGTCGTTCACGCCGTCGGGGTTCGCGGTACCGCGCCGAGTGACCGAGCTCTTGGGTGAGGAGATCCGCTCAAGGGTCGCGGTCGGGTGAGCACCGCCGAGCAGCTTGCCGCTAAGCTCAGCCGGGTCGCAAAGAACATCGAGGGCGTCGATCGCGACGCCGTGAACTTCGCCGCCCGGTCGTTGCAGGCCGCGGCGATGACCAATCTGGTCGCAGCGATCGGCCCGGAACGACGCCTATCCGGCGTCAACACCACCGGGACGCTCGGCGTGACCGTCAAGGCCGCACGGGCCGCGACGTCGCCGACAGCGTTGGTGCAGGGCTTCCCGGCGGGTCTGTTCACGATTGTGGAGAAGGGCGCGAAGCCGCACATGGTCGGCGCCGGCCGAGCCGGGAACCGGGCGGTCCTCGCATCAAACATTGGTTCCCGCCAGGTGCGGCGGGTCACCGCCTCGGGCCGGATAGGCCGTGCCGTCGAACGCAAGCTGCTGTCGTTGCCCGACGGGCCGGTGTACGGGCCGTTCATGGTGTCGGGCAGCCCCGGCAAGACGCCGTTCACCCGGGCGTTGAACGTGGTCGGCCCCAAAGTCCCCGAGATCGTGCAACGCGAGACCCGGAAGGCGATCACCACCGCCGGGTTCCGTTAGCCCCTACCTGCCCGAAAGGACCTGTCCCATGAACGCTGAGACGGTCAGCGACGCCGTCGCTGCGGTGTACCAAGCGCTCCGGTCCCTGTCCGGCGCGCAAGTCATGGATCATGTGCCAGCGCCCGGCAACGTCGCGTCCCCGGTCGTGATCATCGACCGCAACGGCCTCGTGTTCAACGAGATGGACTACCGAGTGCCGGTCAGGATCTACGTGGCGGCCTCCCGGCACGGCACGGTCCGAGACGCCCAGCATGTCTTCGACGACGTCCTCGACGGCGTCGAGGGCCTCCTGGCGGACGTGTCGGTGCAGTCGACCGGCCGGGTCGCGTACCTCGAGGCGTCCGACGTGTGGCTCGGCGACATGCAAGTCACCGTCTCCCGCATCTGACGATGCCGCGAGCGTTGGTGGTCCATCCGGGCCCGAACTTCTCCGTCGCGGACGTCCATCGGGGCTGGGTGCGGGGCCTGAACGCGAACGGCTACGACGTCGCCGAATACAACCTCGACAACCGCCTCGAGTTCTTCTCGAACGCCTATCTGCCGCAGGACGACACGTTCCGGTTGGCGTTCACGCAGGAGCAGGCGAACTGGGCCGCGACCGAGCAACTCAAGTCCGTCTGCTACGACTGGTGGCCCGACGTCGTCGTGGTGATCTCCGGGTTCTTCATGAACGAGCACCTCGCGAAGGTGATCCGGGAACGGCGCCATAAGCTCGTCTGGGTCATGACCGAGTCGCCCTACGAGGACCAGCGCCAAGCGGTCCAGTCGGAGTGGGGTGCGGATCTGGTCGTGTTGAACGACCCGACGAACGCCGGCGTCTACGGCGCCCCGACCCTCTACCTGCCGCACTCCTACGATCCAGCGGTCCACCGGCCCGGCATGCAGGCGGAGCAGCTGCGCTCCGATGTGTGCATCGTCGGGACCGGCTACCCATCGAGGGTCCGGTTCCTCGAGCAGATCGACTGGGCCGGCATCGACCTCGCGCTGCTCGGCATGTGGCGGGCCCTCGAAGGCCACCCGCTCGGCCAGTACGTGCGGTGCCCTGGCGGCGAACGCGCCGCCGAAGTGATGGACCTCGACGACGACCCGTTCGAGCAGTGCGTCGACAACGACCTCACGGTCCGGTGGTACCACTCGACAAAAGCGTCGATCAATCTGTACCGGCGCGAGGCCCAACGCCCCGACCTGGTCGATGGCTGGTCGATGGGGCCCCGTGAGGTCGAGCTCGCAGCGTGCGGCACGTTCTTCGTGACCGAACCGCGAGGCGAGAACGTCCAGGTCCTGCCGGAGGTCCCGAAGTTCTCTACACCTGGCGAAGCAGAAGAGTTGCTGCGCTGGTATCTGGCCCACGACCGGGCCCGTGAGCGAGTCGTCAGGCTCGCTGCGCAGGCGGTTGAGGGCTGGACGTTCGAGCGCCGTGTGGGGCACGTGCTCGAGCTGTTGGATCGGCAGCCGGCGCCCGTCGGCTGACCTAACACCGTCCCGCAGGGAAGCGGGCTTGAACCCACGGAGGGGTTTCTCATGGCACGACGTTCTGGCCGTAACGGCCGCGTGTACGTCGACATCAGCAGTGCGGCGACTGGTTCCGCGACGCCGATCTCGACAGTGATGACCTGGTCGCTGAACCAGTCCCGTGACCGTCAGGAGACGACGTGCATGGGTGACACGACCAAGCAGTACGTGGCGGGTCTGCCCGACGCGTCCGGTTCGATGTCCGGCCTGATGGACCTCGGCGTCTCGAACTTCACGTACCTCGCGGACGGCAACGCCCGCAAGGTCTACATCTACCCGGACCGGTCGAACCACGAGACGATCTACGTCTTCGGGACCGCGACGTTCGACGCCAGCTACGACAGCGGCGTGAACGACCTGGTGAAGGCATCGATCAACTTCTCGGCCGCCAGCGACTTCATCTGGCAGGGCACGATCTGATGCCCTGGGTCTTCCGTTTCCCCGCCGCGGAAGGCTCAGCCACGGTCGATGTGTCGCTCGACACGCTGCCGTGGCGTGACCTGCAAGCCCTCGCGAAGAAGCACTCTGACGTCGCTCCCTCGTGGCTGTCCTACAAGGACTACCCGTTGGCGATCGCGGCGACAGACCTCGACGCATTCTCAGCACTTCGGGCTTTGGCTGCGACGTCGGCCGGGCTCGAGGTCGCCCCGCTTGGGGACACGGCCGCCGATGCCGAGCAGGCCATGGCCGAGCTCGTCGAAGTCGACGATGACCGTCCTGCGAACTGGGAGGACGGCAACCCTTTGACGGACGCCCAGGCGACGAACTGATCGTCTGGGCTGCCCGCCGCTACGGCTGGCCGCCGTCTGTGACTCGTGAGCAGTCGTTCCGGGACCTGATGTTGCTCGTGGACGCTGACCTGTTCGACCCTCGTAACGAACCTTCGGGAGATTGATCTGTGGCGACGTTCACCGACACGATCCAGATCCTGATCAAGGCCGACGGCGCCAAGGCGACGTCCGAGCTGAACAAGATCGGCACGACCGCGCAACGCGAGCTCGACAAGGCCGACAAGTCGACCAGGAACTGGTCCGCGACGTTCACACGCGCCGGCGTCGGTCTGACCACGTTCGCTGCGGTGGCCGGCGCCGGCCTCTACAAGGCAGCGCAGGCGGCCGATGAGGCGCAACAAGCACAGCTGCGGCTGGATAACACGATCGCGAACTCGCCGCGGCTGACTGAGAAGTCGGCTGCGGCGTTTCGTGATCTTGCGACCGCGTTGATGCAGAAGACGGTTGTCGATGACGACGCGATCATCTCGGCCGAGGCGCTCCTCGGGCAGTTCAAGCTGACCGAGGGTCAGATCTTGTCGTTGACTCCGCTGGTCGTGGATCTGTCCCGCAAGATGGGCGTCGATCTGGACAGTGCGGCGAAGGCGGTCGGGAAGGCCGTGAACGGCTCGTCGGGCGCTTTGAAGCGTTACGGCGTCGATATCAAGGCCGGCGCTGACGGGACGATCGCGTTCGACGACGTCGTACAAGGGCTGTCCGCGTCCGTCGGCGGGTTCGCCCAGGGCGAGGCTCAGACGTTCACGGGTCAGATCAAGCAGATGCAGGTCCAGCTCGGCGAGGTTGCCGAGAACATCGGCGCAGGAGTGATCCCGGCGTTTCAGGCGATGTTGGCGCCGATCAAGGCGGTGGCGGACGGGTTCGGGTCGTTGCCGCCGGCGGCGCAGTCCACGATCGGGTCGATTGCCGGGATCGGTGTCGCGGCAGCTGGTGCGGTCGGGGCGATCTCGTTGATCGCCGGGAAGCTGGACAGTCTGCGATCGATCGCGTTAGCGGACCCGACGGCGGGCCTGTCGGGCGGTCTGTCAACTGCCGGGAAGGCCATGGGCGTCACCGCAGCGGCGGCGGGCGTGTTGGGCCTGGCATATGTGGCGATGAATGCAAGATCCGACGAGGCCAAGCAGCGCGTCGATGAACTGACCAACGCTGTGCGAAGTTCGGGCAAGACTCTTGAAGATGTCTCGGCGCAAAAGGTCGCGGATTACGTCGGCTCGCACGAAGATATGCGCGACACGTTGTCGGCGGCTGGAATCAGCACTGCGGACTTTGCTCAGGCTGTGCTGCGGGGCGGAAACACGCTCGATGATGTGCGCGCCAAGATTGAGGCGTACGCCAAGGCGCAGGATATGTCGACCGGAGCGGGGCAGGTCAACGCTCGCAACGCCGGGATCTTGACGCAGGAGCTCGACAAGCAGCGGGCGGCGTACGCTTCGTCTAAGGGCGACATCGAGGGCACCAACAAGGCACAGAAAGAACTCACTGGTGCCTACCAAGGTTCGACAAAGGCAGCGAAGGAGCTGGGTGGGGCGGCCGAGGGCGCTGGCACAAAGATCGCTGGTCAAGGCGACAAGGCCGGCAAGTCGCTAAACGCGAACGAGTTGTGGGCCCGTGGCGTTGAGCGGAGTATCCGGGCGACGAACCGGCACGAGCAGGCGATCGCTAATCTGATCAGCGAGATCGACCGGTACCAGGACGTCTTGAAGGGCAATCGGGACTCCGAGCGTGATGCTGCGTTGGCGCAGTTGGATGCGGCGGATGCGGTGCAGGGCGTCGCGGACGCGCAGAAGTCGTACAACGATGCGGTGGCCGAGTATGGGCCGAACTCGGCGGAGGCAGCGGCGGCGCAACGCGAGTTGCAGCGGGCGGTGATCGGCGCCTATCAGGCGCAGGACGACGCGACTCAGGCGATCTTGGATAATGCGGCGGCGCAGGCCGGTTATGACCGGGGCGCGGAGAACAACATCAAGCAGACGCGCCGGTATGTCCGCGAGTTGATCAATGCCCGGAACGAGACGTCGGGGCCGACTCGGGATGCGATCAACAAGCACATCGCGAAGATCCTCGGGATTCCCGAGGAGCGGGCGACGACAATGACGTTGCCCGAGATCAAGCAGCGGATGCGCGAGCTGGACGATCACAAGAAGAAGGTCGACGGCGTCCCTGACCACAAGACCACGACGGTGAAGTTGAACGGTGCCGGGACGGCGCGTGCCGAGGCGGACCGGGTGAAGCGGTCGTTGGATGCGCTGCACGACAAGACGATCAAGATCACGGCGCAGGTAGCAGTCGAAGCGATGGGGCGGCTTGCGAACCTGCTCGGGTTCGCGGAAGGTGGCCGGGTCCGGGGCGGTGAGCCGATCGTGGTCGGTGAGCAAGGCCCTGAGCTGTTGGTCGATAACGGTACGGGCCGGACTCGAGTGATCGGCGCCGACGGCCCCGAAGTGATTGAGCCGGCCACGTCCGGCTACGTGATCCCGAACGACCAGATCCAGGCAGACGGCCAGAAGCTACGGGCTGGGATGCTCGACAACGCCGAACTGTCGGCGACGTTCACGGGGCCGGTGAATGCGTCGTCGTACGCGACGATCATCGACGACAACGTCCTCGTCGGGAAGTTCGGCGACCAGCGCCGCCTGGCGGGCCGGCGCCAGTCGGGTGGGCTGGTCGAGGGCGGCCAGGCGTACTTGGTTGGTGAGTCCGGCCCGGAGCTGGTCATCCCGAACAGCGACTCGCAGGTGATGTCGAACCTGCGGTTGCGGCAGATGCCGGCGGCGGGGCAGGCGCCGGCGGGTGACACGATCATCATCAACTTTCATGGGCCGGTCGCGTCGCAGCGGCAGGCTGAGGATTGGGTGATGAACGCGCTCGCGTCGGCGAAGCGGCGCGGCAATCGGGTCGCGTGATGGCCGGGTACGGGACGGGCGCCTACGCGGCGGTCCCCTATGCCGGGATGGTGTCGGCGGTCGCGCCGCCTCCGCCGAACCCTGGGTCGACGGATGACTTCCCGACGTTGACGCTCCGGTACTCGCTGACCGGGCCGTTGGTGGAGCCGGCGTGGGTCACGGTCGAGGGTTGCGTGCGGGCCGTGCAGGTCACGAGGGGCCGGTCGGATGAGACGTCGGCGTGGGAAGCCGGGACGTGCGAGATCGTCCTGGGCAACGCCGAGCGGCAGTTCGACCCGGACAACCCGGACAGCCCGCATGCGGGGTATCTGACGGTGAATCGCCGGATCCGCCTCGAGGCCACCTACGCCGACATCACCTACGTGCTCTTCGACGGGTTCGCGGACCGGTGGGAGCAGGTCCCCGGCGCCGGCCAGGCGAACAACTACGCCGAATGCAACCTGGTTGCGACGGACGTGTTCAAGCTGTTGGGCCGGATCCGGATGGAAGCCACCGACGCCCTCATCCTCGACGACGTCGGCGACGGGGTGCTCGGCGAGGCGACGTTGGCGGGCCCGTACGAGTTCGGTGAGGAGAACGCCGGGTCGAGGGCCCGAACGATCCTGCGGTCCTCGGCGTTGCCGGACGGGATGTGGGCGGTCGATGCCGCCGCAACGATCCTGGTAGCGGATCGGCCCGAGGTTGACACGTCGATCGACGAGTACCTGGAGCGGATCGCGACGTCGATCGGCGGGGATCTGGTCGTGACGGCGGACGGGACCGTGAACCTGTGGGACCGGTGGCGGTGGTCCTACGTCGACACCGCCGGGACATCGACGGCGACGTGGTCCGATGTCCGTGACGCGATCCCGGGCCTGCCGTATCGGGAGTTGGATCTGGTGGCGTCGGATGAGCGGACGGTGGTGAACATCGTGCAGCGGGGCCGGGCCGATGGGTTCTCCGCCCGTAAACGCGACCGGACCTCGATCGAGACGTACGGGCCGGCCGAGGACACTCGTGATGATCTGTTGACCGAAGACGTGAACGAGATCGTCTCGCAGGTCGAGTACCTGCTGGGGCGGGCGACGGATCCGCGGCCTCGGGTGGCGGGGATGGTGATCGTCCCGCAACGCTCGGCGGCTGACCTGTTCCCGCAGGTGTTGGGTCGCGAGCTCGGCGATCGGTTCACGTTGGTGCGGACGGTCGCGGGGGTGGGGACGCCGTTCGTGGCGGATTTCCAGATCGACCGGATCGAACATTCGGCTGGGCCGAAGGTCTGGTCGACGACGTGGTCGGCGTCGCTGGCCGACACGACGGACCTGTTCACGTTGGATGTGGGCGTGCTCGATGGCACGTCACCGTTGGCCTACTAGGCCGCGAGTAAAGGAAGCCAAGGATGGCAGAGCGCGAACGGCACGATTTCGTGGCTGGGGAGGTGTTGACCGCGGCGCGGCTCGACGCGATGCCAGGCGGCTGGATCGGCTACCTCCAGTCGACGTCGAACCAGACCGGCATCACGACCGAGGTCGATATCGCTGGCTTGACGGGGTTGACCGTCACGTTGGAGGCGAATCGGCTGTATCGGGTGTCGGCGGAGTTCACGATCGAGGCCGCGACGAAGAACGAGCGAGCGTCGGTCAAGATCTACAAGGACTCGGATCTGATCGTGCAACGCCCGATCG